GTGTAGTCTGTACTCATCCTGAAAGGCATGAGTTTGAGGGGGCTTATTTCCAAGGTGGTATGACTAGTGATGCTATAGCAGATTTAGTTGGTTGCAGTGAGTCTACAGTATACCATCATATTCGCCATCATCTCAAACCTTTAGTTCAGAAAACAGCAGCGCCTCTCATTGCTATTAGAGCAGGAGAAGAAATGGATAATCTCAGGTCGAATGTAGAGAGATTGAATGGGGAACTTGGGGTCTTTTTGGACGATGCTGACCGAAATGACCCAGCATATGTCAAGAACATCACTACCCTACACAGGGAAGTTAGAGAGACATTGGGTCTTATGATGAAACTACAGGAGAAGACTGTTGGTGAGATGCAACAGAATATTCAAGCAGATACTGTCAACATACTCAAGGTGGAACTTGCTAAAGAGTCGCCAGAAGTTTGGAAGAGGATTCGCAATAAATTACTCCAAGAGGATGAGGTGGTGGATATAGATGCGTGATATAGAGGCTGTCTATGAAGTACCAGTCCAGAAACTGATGTGTGCTGATGTTAGAATGTCCAGTATATTGACTGAACCTAGACCCATCCATAGAAAAGAAATGCCTTTGTTTTTCTCATTACTCAATGAAGCAATTGAGCGTTGGTATGATAGCATTGGGCCAATGAACACTGACATTTATTCAACTTACAATTTTCATATGGAATTAATGCAACAAATTAGGGAGTCTTATGATGTCATAGCGAATGATGATTCTCCCAGTGTCTTCCAAGAGAGGGAAAGGCTGGGTTTACTCATGGAGAACTTTTCTGATATGTTAGAGTCTTTTGCTGAAGTTTTTGTAGCCCCTAAACAACTCAAAGACTTCTATTACAATATATTGAGGCGTGTCACTATGACCAACCAGATTATCACGGAGGGTAAACATGGCTGGTAAGAGAGTGCGTGTATTGAAAAATGCAGGTGGTGGCCTTAGAGGGTCTACTAGTGGTCTTAGATTCAACCCTCGTGAGGCCCCTGAGTTTACAGAAGAGGATAGAAATTTAGGTCGAGATGACCCAAAAGGGAAACAGAAAGATGATGAGAAGAAACGCAAAGAGAAAGAAGAGCGCCACAAGAAAATAGCGGGTTTACAACATATCTCTCTGAAGATTCCGGTAAATAGTCGTGCGAAGGGAGACAATCAAAGAAATGATGAAAGGCTGTCTGAGATGACTGGCCCAGTTAGTAGTACTGGTTATCCTTCTGATGTTGCTAGCGGTGCTAAGACTGGTGGTGGCTCTGCTATGGGTGGCCCTAATATCATGACTGGAGAGTCAATGGGGCCAAATTCCGATATTTTGAAATTTGGAGATACTAGTAAGAAAAGTAGGGCTGCTGGTGGTAGAGGTAGATATGGCAAGACTGAGACGATAAGAAGTATTCGTGCCAAAGATGCAGCCGAGAGAACTCATAGGCAAAGAGGGCAGATGGGGGCTACTACTGAGAGCGCTATCTACCAGGCCCAAAAGGGTCTACCTATCAACAATACAAAGCAGCCTTGGCTCTTGTCTACCAGGATGGGGAACATATCAAAGAGAGTCAAAGGTGGCTCTACCCCTAAAATTAAGAGGGGTATCAAAACACACGGCAGGGCTTTCCAAGCGAAAGGTGGTTCTTATCAGGGTGATTTCCGGGATTATATGACTAAAACTGGCAGAAGCCAAATCGCTCGTAGAGAAGGTACTGGTAGAGGTTCTGCTAAGGCTACCAATATGTTTGGTAAGATTGGTAAGAAAATATCCAAGAGGTTTAAGATGCCAAAGCCGAAGATGAACACAAGTAGGCCTGGGCGTGGACAATATGGTCAGCCACCTGCACTTACACCTGCTAACATGACACCTTCTCCACCTAAGGCCCCTTACCAGTCTGGCCAGGCTCGCACTACATCTGGTATGGAAATAGAAGGAGCAAGTAGTGCCCCTACATCTGGTATGGCTGGGTTTGTACCTCAGTCCCCTACATCAGTAGCCGCATCTGAGGATATCTACCAAGCGACTACTGACCTCTTGATGAAGGCAAAGTTAAGCCAGGCTGACCTTGTAGAGTTCAAATGGTTAGTGAGAGAACTCAGGAGACTAATGCGCTCTGGAGGGTTGAAGAAATCTGGTTTAGAAGATGCTGAGCATGACGAAGAGAGACCCACACCGAATGCCCACAGGAAGACTACTTCTTCACCCACTGGGGCTACTTCAGTAGACCCTGATGATGACCCTCGTTTCTGGGGGGCGCACCCCATGGGATTGTTATTACCTAGGAGAGGGCACCAGTGACGATACTACTGAAAGGCCATGGTGGCTATTTGATTGGTCCCGCTATGGACCAATATGGTATGCAGCAAGTCCCTTCCCCAGGAGAAATAGGGGACAATGCGAACCCCTTCCACCATTATTACAATCCTCATACTGGGCAAATAGAAGAATTCACCGGCCCTAATGTCATTAAGAAAAACACCTATCAAGCGTTAGTCGATGCTACTGTGAGAAGCATTCTACACCAAAGACCTAATCTGGCTTCTGAGAAAGATAAGATTAGGAAACGGGTGAGAGAAATTGTAAATGAGTCTGCTCATGATTGGAATGTGTTAACCGATAAGAAAACCGATGAGAGCCATCCTCATCATAGGCCAGAGTGGAGAGGGCCTGATGCTTTTCCAGACAAGGTTTTCCTAGATACTAATGACCATAACAGTGTTATCCCTGAATTGAGAAGTGGTGGTTTTGCACCTCATTATGTGACTATGGCTATAGAAAAGCACCCTGATGGTACTTGGAATCAAGGGAGGAAAGGGAATAGAGTGCTACCCCATGAAGTACCAGTCCGTCGTACAGATGGTAAGATACCTGAGTTTGTGTCTAGCAATGCTGACCACGCACAGAGTGGTCATATGAGTGAGGGCGGTAATGTGCCGATAATGTCAGTTTATCTTGATAATATCAGAAAAGAGTTTGGCATTAGGACCCCTAAGGCACTTCAGGGTGGTCATGTTGATGGTGGAGAATATACTTGGCTTATTGATGAAAATGGTGAGGAACATCCTGCATATGCAGTTTATCGACAGAATAACCCTCCTGATGGAGGAAGGCATAAAGTCACCTCTAGGTCTTCTCTCCACGGGCCTCACGAGTTAGATAGGGCTATTGCTAGTTTGGACCCAATATTTTTCGCCCCACTTGGTGGTGGTTCTAAAGGGAGGCACGGTAGAGGCCCAGGCGGTGAAGAAGGACCGTTGCATCAATATGCTAGGAAACTCTTGGCTGGGTCACTTAACAGGATGGGGCAACGAGGTTTAGATTCCATTGACAATACTCTTGTTGATGCTTTCGCTAACTCCTATGTCTGTAGTATCATGTATCACTCTCAGGGCTGGTATCATGATGGTACTGTCGCTCAGCAAAGTAGGCACAATGATGGTGTGAATAAGAAGTTGCTAAGGGCTTACAAAGAGGCTTTGGGAATACCTCTTACTGAACAGGAGGCTGGTCAAGAGGGCTCCCCTAGACATAACAGATTTATAGAGGCTAACACCAACTCCAGAGGTATGGGGGTAAATACAGACCTTGCTGGAGATGGTGTGAAAGGCAACAGTAAAGTCAAGGCTGGTATGAATTGGGCATTGTATCTCACACTCGAGGCTCAAAGGGAAGAAGCACAACAGGCTGCTGTACAACAAAGGTTGGCACAAGATTATTCACCAACCCACTTAGAAATGGGGAGAAGGTTACGAAACGAATTTAGTAGAAATTGGAAGCGAACTGTCCCTATTACCCATGAAGAGGTGATTTTAGCCCCACCCGAAGCCGTCCCAAAGCCACAACCAAGATATAGTCCCAGAATCGAAACTGGAGAATGGTTGCGTAGTTCTCAGCCTGGTGGAGGCACTGGTCAGGAAAGAAGACCTGAGATAGCCGGGGCTGGTAGCATGAGAAGTTTAGAGGGGCAGTACGGTGGATATCCTGAAGATGGTGGTTCTGATGTACAGACTGGTTTTGATACCTTGAGTGATATTATGGAGTCTCTTCAATCAGCAGATGCTAGAATGGACGATTTGATTGTAAAGAGTTTACCTGCCAGGCGTAGGTTTGACATTGGTGATACTATAGATTGTAACATACTCTGTGATAATTATGGTATCGAAGTTAGAGATTTGCATTATATCCATAACGGCACAGGAGATTGGTCAAGATTAGCAGACGATTTGAAAGTAGACAGTGCTATTGTCAAGGGTGTCAAAATCGCATTGAGGTGGTAACATGACAATTAAGATGTATAGGTGGGATATCAAAAAATGGGAAAGGGTAGGGGTTGCTGGTACCCAAGGTACTAAACCTTCACTTTGGAGGCCTTGGACTTGGGCTAATCAACAGATACAACCTCATCAAGGAATACCTCTAACTGGGGGTGCGCCGTTCAGTAATATTCAAATGCCACAAGATGATGGTAGTTATCGCAATATCACAGGGGAATATCAGAGCCATACAGCACAAGGTGGAAGTACATCACAAGAAGCCCCTGTTCCTGGTAGAGGCACCCCAGAAGGTAGGGGCGTGACTGCGGAACTTGCTAGCCACAGGAGACCAACACAACAAGCAGTTAGTAGATTTTCAGACCAGGCATCATTTAGTGATTTGTGGAGACAACAGCAGAAATGGCTCAAGGACTTACATGCTAGTGGGCAAGGTTTGCCTTCCGGTTTTGCCGCTGCTCAGGGCCTTCCAGAAGGTACTACCCCTCAGGATTTGATAAGGTTCAGAGACCAACATGGGAGAGCCCCCCCAGCCCTAGGTGGCGCTGGAGGGTCTAAACAGAACCCCTATACTCTGTACACTGACCAAGGGAAACGAGACATACATGGCCCTCTTACTTCTAGGTTTATGGATAATCTCAATTGGCTTGCAGGTTTGGGTAATGTTATACCTGGCTCTGCTGGTGCAAGGGAGAGAAAACATTTCGCTAATCAGGCTGCAATAATGTCTGGTGCAGTTAGGAATATGCTCACTAGAGGCCGTAATAATCCTAACTATGCAGGTAATGAATCTGATAGGAGACTTATAAGCCAAGCCATCCGTGCTGATTTACTACCTCGTATGGGATTCCCTAAGCAGGATGTCAATTGGCTCATGAGGACTGTTGGTGGCGGTCCTGAGAGGCTACAAGCCGAGAAAGATAAACTGGGCAGGCAAGCAGTTACAGCGCATAAGAAAACTGTAAATCCACTCGATGAACACCTCAAGGCGAATTATACTGCAGGGTCAATGAGGGAGGAAATTGCGAGAATCTACCCCCATTTCAATGAGAAAGATAGGAAAACTTGGCCCCGAGCAGACGGTAAGGCATCGAAAGGGCTTATCGCATCAGATTTGAGGCGAGTATATCATGCTAGGGGTGACCCTCACGAATATGCTCGACTGTTAGCAGAAGAAAAGGGAGAAGACCCTCAATCATTAATTGATGACAAGTTAAGTGCTATTGAAGATGCTGTCAGTAATAATGAAATCTCACGAGAGCAAGCGGAAGCGCGAGCGGAAGAACTGAGAACTGATTTGGCTAGACAGCCTGATGTTTTTGGGGCAAAATGGGGGGCAATGCCTGAAGATGAACAGGGTTTAAGAGAACTTCTAGCGACACTGAGCCCCGATGAGCCGATGTATGATTTAGCCCAAGAGGCTCTTGCGGAAATGATAGCAAATAGAAAATTGAGTCCTGAGGAGTATAAGGCACTTGTCGAAGAAAGGGGGGATGCTATTACCACGCCAGGGATTGCATCAAAGAAGCGGGAGGCGATACTAGAGGGTCTCAGGGAGGAACATGCTAATCCTAATGTCAAATGGGATGACGCTTATTATGGCAGTACTGCTGCTCAATACATAACTGAGAAAGTCGCACCACATATGGGTATTGCCCGTAGTGAAATATTGAAGATTGTCAATAGGGCCACAAAAGGTGATGAGGGCGCTCAAGAGTGGTTAGACAATCTTCTACATCTATGGGGTGCTGCTGTTGGTCCAGGGATTGACCCTAGTAAGTTCGCTAAATCTACCTATGAAACTCCGATGGATATGGCCTGGGCAGTATTGAAACTGGGGTGATTTATTGGCTGGTAAAGAGACTAAAGATGTCATTGAAGATATTGATTGGGAGATGTCTAAGAGAGACTTTAAGTTCTTCTTCGAGGAGATACTAGGGTGGCAGTTGGCTGACCATCACGCTGATTGGTTTCACAATCTTAATACTCACAACAGATATTGTGTGAAAGCGGCTCGTGACCACGGGAAATCTACTTTGTTTCTAGGTTATTTGTTATGGAAGGTCATATTTACTCCAAAACTTGACACTATGATTTTCAGCCATAGCCTAGACCAGTCTATCCGCCACATGAGAAATCTCAATGACCTTATCGACAGCAGCCCCATGCTTGCCAAGATGAAGGATAAGGACGCTTGGTCTAAGACCTTCTTTGGTTTTACCAATGGCTCTCGAATCAATGCCAAGTCAGTCGGTGGTGGTGTTCGTGGTGCTCACCCTGACCTAGTCCTCCTAGACGACATACTCTGGGGGACTACTGACACTGAATTGCAGCGTGTCGCATCGTGGTTCTATGAGGTTCTGGTACCTACAGTTCACCACACCTCTCAGTTGTGTATAGTGGGAACCCCATTTACCCCTACTGACCTATACACTGAACTTGAAAGGAGAGATGGTTACCTAGTCGAGACATATCCAGCCATTAATGAGAAGGGAGAACCTCTTTGGCCCTGGCGTTGGTCCCTTGAGGCTCTCGATGCTCGAAGGATGGATATGCCAGCCATAGCCTTCACTCGTGAGTATCTTTGTGAACCTATGGATGATATGTCCAGCCTATTCCCTTCTACTATTGTTAATGCTTGTAAAGACCCTTATCTTACTTTGATAGATAGGAGGGAACCAGATAATGATGACCAATATTTCATAGGCTGGGACCCAGCGATATCTTCTGACCGTCAGGCTGACTATACTGTGATGTTGGTCTTACGGAGACCTGCAGATAACCCCGAATTGTTGGAATTAGTTCATGTGGTAAGACGCAAGGGTATGGATTTCCGTACTCAGATATTTGAGATACAAAGGCTCAACAATAGATTCCAACCTGAAGTGATAGAACTTGAGGCCAACCATTTCCAGCGTGTTTTTGCTACAGAACTAAGGGCAGATACTGACCTCCCTATCAAAACTTTCATCAGTACCAAACAAAGAAGGGAGAGCCTTCTTATGGGATTAGTTCTACGCTTTGAGCGCGAGCAGATGCGTCTGCCATGGGGAGATGAGAGGTCTCGTGACCTCATCAGCCAATTGGAGCATGAACTCATTATGTTTGGTATGAGTAAACAAGGTAAACTGGAGACTATCGCTCGACATGATGATTTTGCCATAGCACTTGCTTTAGGCACTTGGGCGACTACTGAATTCCGTGAGAGGATAATAGATTTAGATGAAATAATGGTGGGGCTGATAGATTGACTTGGTGGGATGTTCTCAAGGAGAATAGGAAAGATGCCTCTGATTTAACAGAGGGAGATATTGCCCGAATCAAGACAGGAATACAGTGTGGTAAGTGCAAACGACGCTTCCTTAGTGAGAAGGGGTTGCATATGCACTATTGTCGACAGCCTATCAATTTCAATGAGCCAATGACTCCAGATGAAAATAAGGAGGCGAAAGACTTCCTTTCTCTCTACGGTTTAGGCCCCAAAGGTGACCCTGAATGCCCTGCTTGTGAGGGTGGAGGAGAAGTAAACCAAGATGGTGAATCGGAACCTTGTCCGGTATGTAGGGGCTGATAGATTGACTTGGGGTAGTATGTTAATCGGTGATGATTATGATGCTGAAACTAACGAGCCTGATACTGACAAGGCTTGGGTTATCAGACAACTCATGCAACACCCACTGTTCAAGTCTGGAACTATTGCAGGGCCTACTTTCGCATCACCTAGTGCCGAGGGAAAATTACCACCCAAAGGTTCGGCTTTAGATGAAGAAGAAGAAAGAAAGAAGAGGAAAATGCAAGCACTCGAAATCAATACTGGTGAAGTCCTAGATGGTTGGTTTGAAGACCAATTTGGTGCAACTGCTCTAGATTTAGTTAAGGATTTGCGTCTGAAGCGTAGGATTCACAAAGATTATTCTTCTGAAATTGATGAGGCTATATCTGTCATTCGTGGTCTAAGGAAGGCAGAAGTGCGTCATATTCTAGATAGTGTTTCGTGGTCTGCAGAGCATATTGGCACTATAGAAGCATTCAATTGTAATGATAAGGATTTGAAATCCTTCAGGAAATTTGGGGAGACTCGCCAAGTATCTCTAAAGCAGGCTTGTATTCAATTTGAGAACGCTAACGATGTTATTAGTAAGTTATCACAAGTCGAAGGGGATTGGGATGACCAGCAAAGAGAACTCTGGGTTGAAGCGAACAGGTTAAGGAAGGAAGCCAAGGGTATGTGGAAGTCTATCTTACATCAAGCCGATTCTCTGAAAAAGAGTGAAATGATGGCTTTACACAAGGCTCGAGATTTACTCGATTATCATGGGCCTATGGATTCCAGAACAATAATGACTCACATGATAGATGGTGATGGGAGGAGTAAAGGGTTACCTTCAGTGCAGAAACTGGGTGCTCTTCTCAAGACATATGGGCCTGAGTACAATATCACCAAACACCAAGATAAATGGGAATTGCTGTCTAGAGACATGTCTACTATTATGAAAGACCCTTGGGCTTATACTGCTGGTTTCCTAGATGCTGATGGTTATATCACTATCTCGAAGCGCGGGGAGCCTAGGGCTGGTATAATTGCTACTGGGGAAAGGGGCAGAGTGCACTGTGAGAATCTATACAAGATGTTGGGATGTGGGGTCCTTCAGTTAGATTTGAAAATTCATAAAAATAGTCGTAGGAGTCAACACAGGCTCCAATTCTATAGTAAGGACGATATCACTAAACTTCTAGAGGGTACTAAACCTCATCTCAGATTGAAGAAAGAGCAAGCAAGGTATGTCCTAGAACATTTGGCTTTGAGAGGTAGAGATGGGGACATGATTACCAAAAGGCGTGATGAACTGTACAAGTTGGTCAAATGGGAAAATTGGAAGGATGTCAAAGCCGATGAGATGCTTGAAGAATGGAAAGTTGATGAACAGGAGGTCCTCTCATGGGGTAGGAGTGACCCCGAGGTCATCAGGCTTGTGGACGATATGGCTGGTTTAGTAGGTGATATCTGATGGCATTGGAAGAGGCTTGGGCTGTGTTGAAAGCGGCTAGGACTGCTGCTGCAGATACCAAACCGCCCGAAACTGTTTTCTGTAAATACTGTGATGAATTGGTGAGGCCTGGAGAGACATGTACATGCGAGAGAATGTCCCAATCAGCAGGGAGGTGGTCCCACGGAATGAGTGGTAAGGAGAGAGCCAACTCCCCAGGTTTTAACAGACCTGAGCCTTGGTCAGAACCAGATGCTCGTGGAATGGTGGGTGGATTCAAAGTCAAGGACCGAGCGAAAGATTACCCTGAATTGGTAGAGTGGTATAGGAGATATCCTCAGGCATGAGGCATGGTGATGAGTGATGGCTGAAGAAGAGAAGGGTATAGTCGGTAGGTTCCTAGAACGGTTGACTGGTGGGGCTCGTAAGAAGACTACCCCCGAGCCCATAATGCCACTTTGGAAGGCGGGCATACAGGAGCCTGTCCTAGTTCAGGGTGTGAGCATACCAGCCCTATATGCTACAGTGCAGGAGAGCATCATCCTCCGAACTACAATCAATACGCTCTGCCAAGAGATATTCAGGAGAGGGCATTACTGGAAGAAGAAGTTCCACATGAAGTGTTCTCAGTGTGAGGAGGAATATCAACATGATACTGTAAGTGAATGTTCCCTATGTGGTGGTACAGAGTTCCAAGCCCCAGACCCAGACCAGATTCTTTACCCTCGTTGGTTCGTCAAACAAAGGAATGGTATGGACCAATCTTTTACTGATGTGATGAGAGAGGTAGAGTGGGATTTAGATATTGTTGATGATGGATTTATTGTTCTTATCAAAGAGTATTTCTTGGACCCCCAAAGTGGAGAAATTCAATTCTATAGAGTGAAGGAAATTATGAGGGGTGACCCTACCTTCATGAGGATAGTAGCAGATAAGAGAGGTGTTAGGGGTGGTAGGTACCTCATTTGCCCTGTACATCGAGATAGAACTTATCCTTTCACAGATGATACCCATAAATGCGAGGAGTGTAATCTCGACCTACAAGATGTTCATTTCATCAATACTGCTGGTTCTGGCAAGACTCAATACTATATCGAGGGCGAAATTGTACATATCTCAAAGTACAGTCCTTCCAAACTCTATGGCCGTAGCCCAGTAGCCACGATGTGGAGGCAAGCCATGACTCTCACGGCTATGGACAATTATATGTATCTCGCTTATCAGAAGCGTAGAATTCCGAGAGGTGTTCTATCTATCACTACTGACAATATTCAATCTACTGCAGCATTCTGGAAAGGTGCTGAGGAAAAGATGGAGCGTGACCCGAACTACATCCCTAAGGTGGGGGTAGAGTCTGCTACAGGAAGGGGGCGTGTTGAGTTCGTTAGGTTCATGGACACCCTTGATGAGATGCAATATGGTGCAGTTCGTGATGAACTACGCATGCGTATAGCAGCATTCTATGGGGTTTCTAACATCTTCATGATGGATTCTGGTAAGGGTGGGGGTCTGAATAATGAGGGTCTTCAGATTCTAGTAACAAATAGAGCAGTAGAGTTTGGCCAGAAATTATACTCTCGAGATATATTCCCAAGACTTTTCAGTGAGATGGGAGTGACAGATTGGGAAATGACACTTTATCCGAATGAAGAGGAAGATGAAGTCACTCGTCTGAGAAGAGATGAGCAAGAAGTCAATATCGCTCAACGGATGGCCCAATTAGGATTCCAACCTGAACTTACAGAAGATGCAGGTAGAGACATTAGATTCGTTTACAAGAAGCCTGACCCACAGGAACAAGCAATGCAAGACCAACAACAACAAGGTGGTGGAGCACAACCCCCACCACCAGACATGGGGGCTCCTGGTGGTGCTCCTGGCTCTATGGGGGCACCACCACCTGCAGCCCCAATGCCAGGAATGGGAGGGCCTATGGGAGCAGGGCCTATGGCAGGACCGCCAGGAGCCCCTCCTCCCCGTGGTGCAGGACCGCCAGGAGCCCCACCACATAGAGACCCATTATCAGAAGATAGGAGTAGAAGGGGTATGGCTGGTAATGCACCAGCCCTGAATGAGATGGCTATGCAGAATTTGAGGAGAAGGAGAAGTGGTCAACCAGAGCAAGGGCAACCAATAATGATGATGGATAAAGCCGTAAATGTAGGGTCTGATAGTGAGGGTAGAGGTCTTAGGAGTAGTACAGCAGGGGTGAGAAATGAAACTGCTCCCACTGGAACTCCTACTGGTAATGTCAAGGTTGGTTCAAGGGGGGATAAGAAGAAGAAAGGGCCCATAGAAGAGGCTCTAGATGCTGTTCAAGATGCTAAGGAGAAAGCGGCTAATCCTTTAGGTGACAAGAGTGGAAAGTCCAATTTACCGCGATAGGTTGAAGTGTAGAGGGGGTATGCGACAGCCATGACTGAGCCGATTATCAAGTTGGACCCGATGGTCAGAAAACTAGAAACTACTATGGCAGAGTTCAAAATGGCTCTGGAAAATGATGATTTAGTGTCAGCACAGCAATTGCTCAGAGCACTAAGTCAAACTAGTGACTTCCTAGCAGAAGATGTTACTTCAATCTACAAGTCACAGACTGATGGTGAAATCACTATAGGTGTCAATGATATCTATGCTGGTGGCGCACCTGTAATGGAATTCAAAGACCAAGGTGCTCTAATTAAGGGTGACCGCCCTCTAGGTTACATTGGCCCTGACGGAATCCAAAGTAATTGGCAACCCCAGAATGGATTCGGACAGAGGGTTGATGGTCAATGAGTAATGATGTCACTAATCTAGTGGATGCTCTCATCTCTAAGATGGAGCGCATGGATGGTGATATAGATACCCTAAAGGCTCAGAATCAAGAGTTGCGAAAGATGGTTTCTAATCCGAGCGCTCTGTTGCAAAAGGCTGGTTATGTAAATACTTCTACCCCTGCTAGTGAAGATGTGTGGGGAGACCCTCTTAGAGGCGAAAGGAATGAGGTTATAGAGAAAGCATCTGTTATGATAGACGGTATTATGGTAGACCCACCTACTAATAACCAAGAGTGGCACAGTATGGAATGGGATGAGATTCACGCTATGGCTGAACAAGCAGCAATAGCAGAAGGAAGGCCGGTGGACCAATGAAGCCAATGCAAGTAGACGCAGGGCAATATGCCCCAGATGTAGATGAAATGATAGAAAAAGCAGGTAGTATGATTGAGAAAATAGAAATGGATAATTCTCAGATTCGTAATATCACTGGTGTCGAAGAGGCTCCTATGAACCATTTTCATACTAATCAAGAGTTGGCAAGTGATTTAGAAGATGTCACTAACAAGGGTGCTAGTGCACCTGAGAGTGTTTCATTTATGGAGAACGCTAACCCACATCAGACAGGCTCTACTTTAGACGCTCATGAGAACCCTTCTGGTGGAGACCCACACCCCCCTTCTTCATACACTCATTCTAGTGTAGGTAAACCCCCTTCTGATGTTAAGAAACAAATTGAGTCAATTCTAAAGAGAAGTTGTCCTACTTGTGGTGGCAATCATAAACTGGAGAAGAATGTTTCATGTTCAGTCAAGAAAGCAGGGGCAGACCCTTTGGCGGCTCTAATGGGTGGTGCTGCTGGTAAAGGGCCAGGTGCTCCACCTCCTGGAGACATGGATGACCCATTACCTGACATGGGTGGTAAACCTGGTGAAGGAGAAGATGATTCCCCAGAAGGTCTTGGTATGAAAATCAAGAATTTGGTAGATGATTTAGTCGGAAAAGTCGGCGGTGGAGGCGATATGCCTGACTTGGCTGGTTTAGGTGGTGGTGGCCCTGATGCTGCATTACCTCCCGGCCCTATGTGATTAAGGCGGTGGTGGTGGTGTGCAAGAGGATGCTGAACAGTATTTCTTGAGTACTAAAGCACGCTTTCAATTATCTGAAGATACTGAAGATGCCGCAGAGTTATACTTTGCAGCACACAATCTAGCCAACCATGGTTATGAAGTAGAGTGGGACTCTACTCTTGAGAAGATGGAAGATTTACTCAAGGACAAAGGGGCTAAACCCGAAGCAGTTTCAGAGCCAGTTGTTGGTGTTGATGAAGAGGGGAGGAGTCCACCCCCACTACCAAGAGGTTTGGACGATGATGACCCCAGTGAAGATAAGAGTCGAATACGCATCGACCCTTTTCGCCATAAAAAGACTGGGGTCACAGCAGAAGGTAGGCATAGAAGTATAGAGTTCAGAGGTCCTGCTAATGCTATAGAAGATAGTTTTGGTAAGAGTGGGCGTAGGAGAAGGAAACAAGAGAGGGGTTGGAATGGTGATATACCCAAGGTTTCTGGGCATACAGGTGAGAAGGTAGCAGAAGCGAAGGAAAATAGGTCTCCCGAATCATGGAATCTGGAAGGGTTACCAGCATCAGATTTTACCATGGCCCTTTTAGAAGAGTTGACTGGTCGACCTACCACTTTCAGTGAAGGTGAACTAGACAGTTTTGGTGCGGCTCGTCTTTTCATTGAGAATTCTAGAGCCCTAACACCTAATATCAACCCTGTTACATATGATGTGTGGAGGGATGAGTTCCATCCTGAATCTCCTCACCATGTTTACTCTTCTGATGCGAGAAGAGATAGAATGGACAGAGAAACCATTGAAAATAGTCTCCCTGAAGGTTTATTGGAAGGGAAGTCAAAAGAGGCGAAAGCCAGAATTATGGCTCAGGCTGGAGAGAATCTACTTCACCTATCTGATGATTGTCTGGGTGTCGGGCATGACATGGCTAGGGTCATTCTCTTCCATAGGGGGTTCAAGATTTGGGATGATTGGTACAAAGAGGCATATCCTAATTCTCCACTACTACAAGGTGATGAGAAGACTAACAGAGTATTGAGACAAGAATTATGTTTGGAACACAAATATCTCAAAATGGATGGTTGTCCTCTATCTTTCATTCAGGAAGTACTATACGATGAAGATGGGGACATGTCCCCATATTACAAGAATAATCCAGAAACTGCATATTTAGGATTGACTAAAATGAAATGGGTAGACCCTGAAGATGGGGACAGGTTACTCACTTATGATGACCGTAGGGATAAGAGTTGGGCTCTTGGTGACCAAGGTTGGCTCAGAGGTTTTGACCTTCTTGACTTTGACCCTATGCAAGATAATTGTAATGAGGCTTTACAGGCCCGTGAAGTATATCATAATATGGTTAAGCACAATATGCTTAAGCACAAGTTGGATGAGGAAATACCTGAGCCCTATGCTGATGATGAAGTGTTTTGGGAATATTCAGACATCATAGGCCCTGAAGATGTATTTCGCGGTAATTTTACACCAAGAGAGTCTATGGCTTACATGCAAAGAATGATGCTTTCTAGAGGTGAGGCTTTAGCATCTTTCTGGACTTCCCCTCTTATTGTGCCCCACCAGAACATTACTTCTGAAACGAAAAGTCGTGATACCCAAATCTATGAGCGTACATTGAGTCGGGCTCTTGGGGATGCTCACAAGATAAACACTACTAAGAAAGACTTGCAGCAACAATTAAGGGAATTAGGTGGGAAAGTCACTGGTACTAAGGGTGAACTTATAGAGCGTTTGAGGGATTTAGGTGTCGAAACTGGTCTACAAGATGGTCGAATTCAAACTGGACCTCAACCCATACGAACTGCATTGATGAAACAATATGGTGATGAAGGGTGGGATTTTCAAACTAATCTCCCCTTAGGTTGTAAACCCAAAAATTCTGCCGATGTTATGAGTTACATCAATGAGTGGGTTTCATCAGGGGCGATAGCACCGAACATGGCTAAGCAGTTATGGGAACGCTTAGACCTGTTTCACTCAGGATATGGTGACCCCACGAGCATATTCAATGATAGAAGGCATGCTTTTCAACACGCGATTCATGATTATTTTTCTGGGTTAGAGGTAAAGGATGAGGAAGATGTGAATGTGCAGAATGCTATCTTCAATCCTGAATACTACCATCGAGGCATTACTGGCCAGACTAGTCTAATGAGACATCTTCTCGCTAGAGGAGGTCTCGCGCAATCTATAGAACAGCCACTTTACAATCTGGCAAGTCGAAACCCTTTCGAGTTCATGGAATTAGATGAAGAGTATCAAATGCTCAGTGATATGCCCGAAGAGGTGCCCGAGGGCAGCCCATTAGGGAAAGAGATTGCTAAGGTCAAAAAGAATCGGTTAACTGTTCATGAAATCAAAGATAGTACTACTGACGATTTACAAATACTGCGAAGGGTCGCTCACCTGTTAGAGCCTGAATATCAAACCCCAGTGTCTGCAGAAGGTAGTGGTGAGCCCGGCGAGGATATAGAGGCTCAACAGGAAAGGGGTGAATTAACACTTGATAGCCTACTCTACACTGCCAAACGCGCTAGATGGGGCGAGGTGCTGGCTTTCCCAGATGAGATTAGTCAAAGAATTGCTAGTGGTGTTAAGGAGTTTGACCCAAGTGATGGTGGGGCTTACAGGTTGGCTCGAGTAAGAAATATGGGTGGGCCTCATCATAGTGATGTTATGCCAGTTGGCCCAATGGCTGCTGCCGCTTTCCTCAGAAGGTTGTCCCCAGGTAGTGCTTCTAAATTGCATGAAGTTTTGGTACAAATGGGGCTTACTAAGCCATCAGATAAGACAGAGAGAATGCATGGTATTATGTTAGATAATGCCACTTTGGGTTTTGTTGGTGGGGCACACAGTGGCCATGCTACCATAGACCACACTCTTGGTACCCACACTAGAGGTGAACATCAGAATAAGAAAGACATCAAGCGAATCCATAGTCCTGCTGGTATGAGATTAAGTCCTGGTGATGGGAGTGTAGGTGAGTTTGGTACCTCAATTGGTACACCTCTTAGGGCTAGCCATAGTTATGGTTGGAGAGATAAGGCTGGGGTAGTGGCTGATGAACATACTCTGCGTCATGCTCAGGCCGTACTTATAGCCCATCTACATGGTTACAACCATTGTCCAGTGATGAGATTCGGAAAGGATTCGGTGGACATGTTGAAGTATACAACTTACCCTAATCCAGAAGGCTTAGTTGGGAAAGCGGTAATTCAAGAGCCTAGAGCCTTTCAAGAGATACTAAAGAGGGTCAGAAAATTAACAGATGTTCCTGAAGAATTTAGGTTCCTAGAGTCACCGTTTTTTGATGATGGTGATTTTGCTAATTTTTGGTCGATGATACTCTCTTCAAAAGGTAAAGGGGAACAGCCAACAGAAGAGTCTTGGAGAGAAAGGGTAGAGCCTGAGAAACATTTCTATCCTCTTCAGAGTGAAGGTGGTAAGTATTATCTTGACATGGAACAGATACCCAATCAAAATCTATATCTCCCCCCGGAGGAAGATACTATGCACTGGAGAGCGGCTACTGCTACACCTGACTCTAAGAAATATTCAGAATGGGTGGAAAAAACTCCTGCTATTGACGGCGGTACTTTAACCCCACTTTCTTTTCAGCCTACCCTATCACCTAGTCGTCAAAATTCCTTGAGGCAAGCATCTTACGATTTAACTAATGAGGAACAAAGGGCTGCGATGGCTTCGCAGTCTAAATTGGAGGTTCATAAGAGGCACATAGTGGAAGTGGGTGGTGTTCCGATGATGCTAGGGGAACACCCTTCTGAGTTGAAAGGTCAATGGGCAGAAGAGGTTCTAGGGAAAATACCTCTACCACCACAACTTAGAGGTTTGCCGTCAGAGTTGTTAGATACTGCCCGCCAAGAGTTGAGGGCCTATATTCCTAGCCCTGAAGGTATTGATGATAGTGTAGAATACAGGTCTTCTAGAGTCGGTTTGACTAAAGGCTTATTCATGGAAACAGTAAGAGATGAGCACAACACAAAAACTGCAATGGCTGCTATGTTTCATGTAATTGCTGCTCTTCAGGCCAAAGAAGATAGTGAGAAGAACCCCCATTTTTATGAAGGGATGTCTCCTTCCGAAATTATTGATAATTATTTCAACACACATGTCGCATTGTATGATGGCTTAGATGAGGGAGAGGAGAAGAGGAGAGAACATAATCAAGATTTAATCAAGAGGGCTTGTCTCACCCACCTCAACAACATGAAACATGACCACATAGATAATCTTCTAGAAGAGCATAAGCAGTTTTTAGGCGATGGGTATTCCGACCATGTTCTGGGCCATAATCACATCAGTGATACCCTCTTACCAGCAATCAGTCAAATGTCTATGGGGATTTATGACCAGATTATCGAAGAGTCTGGCGCTGTTGATACGGCTGACCTAGGACACCCTATGAGGAGACTAATGAGAGAAAGGGGTGACCGTCAAGCGTTAGGTCATGAAATAGTCCGTAATTACATTCTAGGAGACCATAGAGTTGAGCGTATTCTGGAAGCGTTAGGTATGAACACTGAAACGGCATTAGAAGCGCTTGGTCACATTGTACAATCTGTAGGGGAGCCTGAAGAGTCTGGCAGTATACAAGATAACATCAATGACATGAGAAGTGTGGGGCATCATGCTGGTGGAAAAGCCGAGCCTTTGGATTGGTGGGAAGAGTCTTTAAGTGAACATTTGAAACATGAGAAGGCCATTGAAGTGGCTAAGAAGAGAAATTCGTATTTAGAGAGGGAAGGGTTCGATGCCCCTGAAGACTGGGGAGGGCATTATATTCCTGGTAAGGAAGTAATAGCCAAGAGGCAGGGCGCTTATGCTAGACAAGCCAGGGCGTTAAGGGATAGATGGTTACAATTATTCAAAGGAAGTCAGATGGAGCGTATGGAACTTGTTGATGAGATGCATTTTTTGCTGGCTAAAGACAATAATGGTAAGAGCATAATGCAAATTATAAGAGACGATTTGAATAATTTCAAAACTATGAAAACTGCTTATGCTAAAGAGTCAAACCGGCCCCATTACTCTTTCCCTGAACACAGAAATGCTATTGGGCACCCTTCTCTTTCACACGAAGGTAATATTGCTAACTTAGCCAATTTCTTGTTTTGTGAAGGTAGAACTGAATTACCCGGTAACTCTCTTAACATTTTGAAACCACCTAAGGGGTATGAAGAGAAGAGGTCACCTCTTGGTCTTAGATTTACTGAGAAAAAATATGGTTTCATTTCAGACTATGCTAAGAGACTGTTTTCTGGTACTTCTGATAAAGTGGATATAGGTGGTTCTAGTTTCTCTTCATTCCATATTAATCCTGCTGTGCAGTCTTGGCTTGGTAGTAACCATACTACTGAGGATGGTCGGGACACCATGATGTTGAGAGAAAGTATGGCTAGTGAGATGACGCCTTCTTATCTCCCCCCACTAGATACTAGGAGTTTCCGACAACCTGATAATGTATCGGCTTCAGTCGAGCCTGTGGACAAGTTGACTTCTTTAGATGTCCTCACCGATGTTGACTTACTCATGAAGGAAGATGATGATAAGGGTAAAGAGAAAGGAGACCCGCTTCCTATCAAGGCGATGCACAGAATTTACTCTCTTGAAGACCTTGAACATTTGAGAGGGTTCTCCGGTGATTGGGTAGTCTCTAATTGGCCTGAAGGTGAAAGGTTGATGGTAAGTAAGAAGGGTGATAAGATTCGCTCATACAATCATATGAGAGAGTCTGTGACATTACCTAATAAGGTCAAAGAGGGCTTGAAAGATACATTCGATAAGGACTACCTGATAGATTGTGTTTGGGATGGGGGTGTTTTACACATTGTAGATATCTTAGAATCTGGTAGAGAAAAGTTGGATAATAGTCCAACTAAGGATAGGAATAGGCATCTTAGGACAAATTTTTCAGCCACTGAGGAATTAACAATCCCTGCACCTATCAATACCAAAAGAGTAGACAGCGAAGGGTTAAACAGGGCTGTGGAAGAACTTTCCAAAGAGCCTACTGGCAAGCAGATATTGTTGAGAGATGCTGACGCAACTTGTATGAGAGGGGAGGTCAGGCACCCTAAATGGGTCATGTTAACACCTGAACACCAGATAGATGTCAGGGTGATTTACAGTAGGGGAGGTAAGCATTGTCTTGGTATAGGCCCGATATTAACTGAAGACGCCTTAGAAATTGGGAATAGGGCTAGAAAGTTAGATGGGGAATACTACATGGATGTAGGGAAATTACAAAACGATACTCCTAAGAAAGGGGATTATATCACAGTGAAAATAACTGGAGTTTCTGCTCGGAAGAGAAATGGTCTGAAAATCTACACATTACAATCACCTAGATATCTCAAAGATTCTGAGTCTGGTGCTACTGATAGCATAGATTCTTTGGAAATTTTACATAGTAAGCGTCGAGATAATCTCCCTCACAAGGTAAGAGTAAGTAAAGGTAGCATTCACATAGAATCAGTAGTAGGACATGTTGTATATGATACAGAGCCAGAAGGTAATGCGTTTGTGTTGAAAGATGTGGATGCACCTAACGATTATGTTCTGAGGTTAGTAGAGAGTCAGGTAGAATATTGGGAACCATTAGCCGCCGTACTATTGAGAGCAGAGTCTGAGACGAAGAAAGAAAAGAAAGCAAATGTTGTACCTGAACCTCCTGCTAATCATGATAAGAAACCTAAGAAGGTGTTGAAACCTTCAGAGCGTTTACTCAAAGACCCTGAATTAGCCAAGCAACTAACGACAGCACTGGAAACTCTTGACGCTGTACTCAAAGAGAAGATTACATGGACTGGCCCTAAAGGGCTTGGTATTGATTTTGCTACGCCCGTAGAGTCACCAAGTGGGCCCACTGAGAATACAGAAGGGTATAACCTACCTGACCATGACCCCGCTCATAGGCAAAATAAGGATGGGGATTGTTGGTGTGGTGCCAAGAAAGGAGAAATGTGTGGGCAGGGTATGGGACATGAGGTGAAAGATTGTCCAGAATTTCACCCTCCTAAGAAGAAAAAAAGCAGTGAACACCTCAAAGTTTCTCAAGATTCTTGACCCTTATGATTTATGTACCATAATCTTGCATGGCTAAGTCAATGCTCATGATGGAATCTCCTTTGGAGACCCCAATTCTGCTTAAAGGTAGGACTGGAGATTTAGTAGTTGCAGGATATGCTTCCGTGGAAATGGTTGATAAACAAGGCGATTTGATTACTAAAAACGCTCTCCGTGAAGCATTCAACAAGTTCATGGAATCTCCTGGGTTTAGGAATGTGCAATTGGCCCATTCCAATATCCAAGTGGGTTCAGTCATTCCAGACTACACTGATTCTGGTGGGAGAGTTTGGAAGTCAGAAGTTGATGACACTGGTATGTTTGTCGTAATTCAACTTCGTGACGATATTGAGAAGGCCCGTGAAGTGGCCGCAGAAATTCGCAAGGGGAACCTAAAATCGTTCTCCATTGGTGGTCAGGCTTTTGAGCGTGTGAATAAACATGACTCAGAAAGGGGAGATTACCGAGAAATACGCAGGATGGAACTGCATGAAGTTACCATCTGTGAGAAGGGCATCAACCCCGAAGCCCAATTCCGAATCCTCAAAGAGGACAAAACTGAAACAAATAAAGGTGAAAAAATGACAGACGCAATGAGCGAACTGCAGAATGTATTGGAGCGCTTATCTAAGCGCCTTGATGACTCTGACGAAGCCGAGGCTGCCCTAAAGGCTGCTGACGAAAAGGCTGAGAAAGGGGAAGACAAGGAAGCGAAAGAGAAGTCCGATGATACAGAGAAAGCAGCGATAGACAAAGACGATGAAAAATCCGATGACAAGTCTGAAAAGATGGACAAGTCAGAAGCGATGGATGACATCATCAGTACTGAGTATCTTCAGTGGTTGGAGTCGACTGTGAAGTCTGCGGGATATGACCCACAGGCTGCACGAGGTCACTTCGATACCACAGAGGGAGTCGAGAAGGCTTACCTCCAAGAAGGTGCTCATGGCTATGACCACAGAGGTCAAGGCAGTATTGAGGGTGCCGGTGAAGACGATTCTGGCAAGAGGCCAAAGATGGACATGGGAGCAGCCCCAAGTGGAAACAAGACTGTGATTAAGGCAGATGAGTATATCTCTGCTGACTCAGTCAGCCCTTCCCAAATTGAGGAGGCTTACCAAGTCTACAAGGCTGCTGCCCTAGAGCAGCGCTTCAAGACTGACCTCGGTAACGAGTTCTCAATGAGACTCCAGAAAGAGATTTCTGAGGTTGAAGATGAGCAGGCTCGTTCAGGATTCGATGCTAGAGGGCCTCTAGAGGACCTTCAGAAGGCAGTATTGAATCTTGCTGACCGCATAGAAAATGTATCTACTACCCCAGGTGAGGACTTCCAAAAGTCCGCAGCACCTGCTGGTGAGACAATAGTTATTCCAGAGACTACGGAAATGGCATCAATGTCGTGGGACGATGTTCACCGACTAGCCAACCGTGCAATGTCTGGAGGTGGTAACTGATGGCGCGTGATTATGTAAGAACAATACAGGATATGGAGCGATACTACTACGGTGGTACCGCATTGACAGGGTACACATACAGCAGTGGTGATATACTCAAGGCGGATGCCCCGCTTCTGAGCACTACGGCTGGTACTTACCAGGC